GGTTGTTCCGTTTAATATATCAAATCCGTTTCCTAACTCCTTATTTACATCTGCGAATTTATCTGCTAAAACACCAGCACCAACAACCAAACCACCAACTAAAGCTTGTGGTCTACTAAGGAATGTTCTTAGAGTTGCTCCAATTGATGCTATTTTAGTTTGAATGGTATCATATGTAGCTGCTTGGTCTTCTAAAATTTTTCTTTCTTCATCAGTTAAGTTAGCTAAACTATCGGCTATTTGATTTTGTTTTTGTAGATTAGTAACTAAACCTTTACTTCGGTTATCCAAAGAGCCCATTAGCTTATCTCTCTCATTCATCAAGTCAATTCTAGCAAACTCATCATCAGGACTAATCTGAGCAATGCTACGATTGATATCCATTATCTTTAAGGCAACTTGTTGATTTTTTTTCTGCCCTTTATATGCTATCTGCGCCCCTTCTTTCTGAACAGAAGTTAAATCAGAGTACATAGATGACATTGATTTTATAGAGGATTCTTCAGCTACAAATAAATCAAGATTCTCTTTATTTAACTGTTTAACTTCTTTTGCAGTTTTTACTATTGCTTTTTTGTATCTTTCTAATTGTTTTGTTTGTTTTTCGGTCAAGGCACTACCAAGAGCATCAAGTTGGTTTATTTCACCCTTGAGTCTTTTAATCTCTTTTAGTAAGTCTGCTTTACTTTGTGCCACCTAATCTCCTTATTTAGAATATTTTGCTATAATAGCATCCAATTCGTCTCTTTCCTTTTTAATCTTATCCAATTTATCGAGAACAGGTTTTGGTATTCCTCTCTTCTTTGCCCTTTGTATAAATCTATCCTGAGTACCTTTTTGCATATCACTCAAGAAACGATTAATAAATCCAGCAATTGAAGCTTCGCTTATTTGTTTTTTATTTTTCATAATGAATGTCCATATTTATACAACTATAAATATTGGATAAAAAAAAAGTAAGGATTATTTCCTAACCCTTACTTTTGATTTACGTTCCATTTTTTTATATTCTTCGGATTCTTTCTTTTTTAACTCTGCTAATTTATTGAAATAGAATTTTCGCCATTGAATTGGCATGAAGTAAACATCTCTCCAAGTAAATCCGTTACCAAAGTTAACCAACTCCCAAATTTGGTTATGAAGTTGGATACTATAATCATTCGGAAGGGTAAAAAAACGATACCCCAAACGGGATATCGAGCGCCTCCTCTTCACCCGTCAACTCTGATACAAAGTTAAATTTTAAATCCATATCTGGACTGATTTCTCTTACAAATTTTCTGAATGCTTTTGTGTCTAATGCTAAGAATGCGTTTTGAACCCACTTAGTAATATAACCTCTATCTTGATTTCCATCTACTGATTGAATCATATATTTCAAACGAGTAGTTACATCAAATGAAGTATCACCTTTACCTTTATATAATCTAGCTAATGCTTGATTTTCTTTTGTAATTTCAAGTTCATCACCATGTGTTAGAAGTTTAAATTCCAACTCTGCCCCACTTTTTGGTAATTTAAATTTATAAAGATTTTCACCATTTAAGATTTCTTCGTTAAAATCTTTGGTTTTTACTTTAGATAAATCAATAGTTACATTTTGTGGTTCTAATGTAGATGGGTCAGTTACTTCTACATCATAGTTAGGACCATAACCCATTACTCTTGTTGCTAAAAGAATAGCGTTTTTATCACCAATAAAGATATCATTGATATCTACATTTGGTTCTACAACAACTGATTCAAATAGTTTATCTAATACTACACCTTTCTTAATTAAGGATTGTGATGCAAGAATATCTTCTTCTCTTGCTGTCATATACTTAATTTCAATGTTTCCTTTTCTTAATGGATGTCCTTCTGGATAAACTAACCCTTTTGATGGCAAATCTACCACCTCAGTTGGGAATTCGAATTTATTTTCGCTCATAATTAACCTTTATTTGTTTGTATATATAAGTATATCAAAATAAAAAAGTTGTAAAACGAAAAAAGGTTCTCACTAAGAGAACCTTCTTCAATTTATAGATAGTAGTGGATAATATCTTAAAATTCTAATATTGCGTAATCATAAGAAAGCGTTAATTCAATATCGGCAGGGTCATTAGATGCGAAATCTAAATCATTGAAATTAGCTGCTTGAATGAATGCACCTTTTAGTTTCCATTGTTCAATTTTATCACCAACAGGTCCTAACATATAGAAATCGATATCTTTTTTGTAGAAATCTGCGTATCCTTTTCTACCAGTTAAAGATTCATATCCTAATCTCACCCATTCCATCACTTGTTGTGCTCCACTTGGAACGATTGGGTCATATAATGTGATTGTGATATCTTGCCACTCACCCTTACCTTGTAATTTTCTATAAGTGTTAATGTGGTCTAACTTCACAGTTTCGAAATTGATAGATGGTCTCGCTGCTGTTTTAATTAAGTATGATTGAATACCATCAATCTCCATAATATAGCGATTCTTCATCTTCGGTTCGAAGTTGGTGAAGAACATTTCGTTAAATTCTAATACTTCTGCCATTTTTTTATTTCCCTTTTATACTAATAAATATTAGTTATTCATTTTTTTGTTTTATGCTGAGAACGATGCTCCCGTTGGTAAGATGTTGAAATCAATTACAATGAATTCAGCGGTCTTAGCAGGTTGTAGGAAAATCTGTCCAGCTAAAATGTTTCTATCAACCACATCAGGTGTGTTGTTAGTCTCATCCATAACTACTTTAAATGCGTACAACCCTTGTCTTTGTTGAATACCTTCTAAGTAAGGTTGTACTGTGTTGATAAATCTACCTCTAGTCGATGCCGTATTTTGTTCGAATACTAAGAATCGAGATGTAGATGCCACAAATTTCTTAACATTGATTAATAATCTTCTAACATTGATTCTATCCAATGCCGATGCTCTATCTTGCAATGTTTTCTGTCCGAATGCCACAATACCTTGTCCAGGGAATGAAGCGATTGGGTTTACTTTGTTTTCATATAGAGTATCTCTTTCAGAATGTGTTAATCTATTCAATACCGATGCTGCTCCTACGATACCTCCTCTATTTAAACCAGCAGGTGCGAACCATTCAGCTGCAATAGCGTCATTAGCTGCATATACAGCAGGTAATAGTACTGAAGGTGGTACACTTACTAATTTGTTAGTATTTGAATCTACTGTCTTAACCCAAGGATAGTAAGTTCCAACATAGTTAGAATCTACAGCGTTAGCTTGTGTTGTTACATCTGAGATAGTTGAACTAGCATCAGCAAAATCTGCGATGTAAAATGCATCTTGTCTAGCTTCAACAATATCAATTGCTTTACTAACAACTCCAGGGTGTAATGTTCTTACAACACCAGGCGTTACTAACATATTGATATCCCATTCATCAGCGTTTGAAATTGCGTTCAAACCTTTTGAGTATGATAAATAACCACCAGCCGAAGTTGATGATAAATCAAGTCCTTGCGAATTTCCAGCACTCATATCAGAACCTAATTTGATATCAGTTGCAGGAGATTGTCCATCAAATCCACCTTGGAATGCTACTGAGAATTGTCTTTTCACCATATCAGATGAATCAGAACCACTCATTACATAAGAAAGTTGAGAATCAAATCCAAAGTCAACGTTTGAACCAACTCCTACACTTTCAGGTAGAGGTTTGATATAATTGTTGTTGTCATATTTTATACCAGTTGTTTCGAAATCAAAACCAGCGTAGTATGTTGGGTTACCAGCAGTATTCACTACTGAACCAGTTTGATAAACAACAGCAGGTACGATAGTTTCAGTATCTGCTAATATTGGATTAGAGTATGCTCCATGTCCGAATGGTGCAGCAGATACAGGATAAGAACCTTGTGCTGCTACTTGTACTCTAATATATTTTGAATTATTTACCCAATCACCCCACTCAGTAATCTTACCATTTGAATCAATAGTTAAGTATCTATCACCGATTCTTCTAGCGATAAAGTTTGGTGATGCTGGGTCTAAGTTTACATTACTAAATGTTTCTAATACAACAGGTCTTTTATCCGTATCAGAGAATGAACGAATTGTTACTGTAAATACTGAATAATCAGTTCCTCCATCTTCACCGGCAGCTTTCACATTGGAGATTGAAATTTTAAATCTGGAGTTTTCGTTTGTACCATATCCTAATGTATGGAATTTAAATAAATCACTTCTTACACCTGAAATTAATTGTGATTTAACAAATGGTGTAGATGCCCAACTTGCTTCATATGTAAAGTTTTGAGTTGGTAATACTTCAGCTACAACAGCTTCTCCATTTGCAACTTCTAAATTGATATCATCTACTGCATCTTTAAAGTAAGTGTAAACATATGCATCCTTCGAACCTAATGGGTCTGAACCAAATACATCAGTTACATCATTACCAGCTGATGATAATAGTGAAGAAGATACTTCACCAATACCACTACCACTTACTACAAATGAACCAGATGTAGTTAATGATGGGGATACAGTAAAAGGACCAAATCCTACTTCATCATCACCATTTACACTACTATGTAATGTTGAGATAAGTTTTTTACTTCCATCCGAACCACTAGCAATCAAACCAATAGGTGTAGCTTGAGTATAACCAGCATCAGCGCCAGTTTTACCTAAAACTCTTACGATTGTTGCTGTTCCAGCTTCTCTAAGATAGTTTTGTACTGCGTACTCCGTATAATAAGTTCCATCAGGTGTTCCGAACTTATCTTCAAATTCTGATTGTGTTCTTACAATCGTAGGAACGAATGCTGGTCCTTGTTTGAAAGGTCCTACAAATGCTGCTCCTATTTCTCCTACCCCTTGAGCTAAAAAAGAGAGGTCATTTTCTCTCGTAAATACTCCGGGTGATACTATTCTTTCTGCCATAATTTTATTTCTCCAATAAGTTTATTTTGATAAATAAATCAAATACACATATAAATATAACGAAAATCTTCAAAAGATAAATTTCAATTTTTTTAAATTTAAATTGTACAAAGTGAAGGTGATGTGTACCAGCTATTCCCCGTCCAATATCTAACAGTAAATCCTTCACCATAAGGTTGGTCCGAATACCAACCAGGTACAGCGAAAACATTAAAATTTGTTCCTCTGTAAACAGATACAGTCCACCAATTCCTATCAGGGTCCTCCCAAAATATTCTTGCTTGGTCATTCCCAGCACAAGATTCGAGTGGACCAGCTTGACCACTACTTCCCCTATTTGAATATCCAGCCATCAATTCGCCGTATCTTCCAGGTCCAACAGGCCCACCACCAGCATCATGGTCATATCCATACCATTCACTAAATGCAGCTGGATTTGCAGATAATGGTCTTGCACGAGAATTTGTATTAATAGTACCATATCCACCATTCTCAGCAGTATCAATTGAAAATGCACCTGAACTAATAGTTCTATTTAGTTCGGTTATAAGTGCAGATGCCGCTATTTGGCCTGATGATGGTATTGCCATAATACAATCAATTATTGGTTATGCATCTACAACTACATCACCAAAAATAGATTTTAGTTCTACTTTTAGTAATGGATATGCAAAATCATAAATAGATGAACCAGTTATTGCATTGGTTGAAATCACATTTGCAGTATAATCTTCACTACCACTAACATTTACAGTATCATAAGTCCAAGATGATTGGGTAATCATACTTTCAGGATCTTCTGGGTCTGGAACGATTGATTCAACCGATTCAGATACAGTTTCTACTCGTAAATATTCTCTAGTTCTTACTTGTGATTCAGTTAGGTGAAATACATATTCTTCTTTAACTTCATAACTTTTTGCTTCCCACTCTTCTACTAACATAGCAGGTGAATGTTCATCAAATAAATCTTGAGATGCACTTGCAGCAGCCCCCTGATTTAAGTATAAAGTTGGGTTAACTCTAAGAAATCCATTTGATTTTCTAAATTCAAAAGATTCAATTCTTACATATCCCTCAGAAGTAATACCTCTACTTGTACCGATTTGTTTTTGTATTTCTAAAGCCATTTTATTTTTTTATCTTTATGTTTATAAATATAACTATATTAGTAAAAAGATTAATTTTTATTAATTAACTGATTTACCAATTCTTTTAATTCGTTTATTTCTTTTTGTTGATTTTCAATTACACTTTCCAATTCTTTTACTTTAGAATTGTTCCAAGTTACAATCTTATTCTGGTCTTTTATACCTTCAATCACCAATGGAACTAATCTATCGTACTTAATTGTTAAGTAATCTTCACCTGATTTAGAGTATAGGTTTCCATTTTCATCATAATCAGAATCAAATGGTGCTAAGTGAACTACTTCGGGTACAACATCTCTAACCTGTTGTGCCGATAAACCTACTTGTAATCCTTCTTCGGTAAATCCAACTTTTTTTGCTAACTCATTAGTTTCATAGTAGAAACCATCTAATGAAAGGATTTTAGAAAGTGCGTTTCCGATTTTACCTTTCTTATCTTTTAATCTTTCATCTGAGTAGTATGCGATAATATCTTGTGTACATCTAAATACTCGAGTAGCGTAGATTTGTGAGTTGTTTACTTCAAATCTTTCTGAACCACCAGTTACAACTCTGAATTGGTCTGATGCGTGGAATTGAATATAAGTGTTAGTATCACCTCTATGTCTTAACCAAGAAGCCATCTCCAATGTATTGAACCTAGAAGTAGATGCTGGGTCTGCGTAGTATGATGTTGAGTTACTATCATAATAAATCGAACCATATACTCTATTATAGAAGTATGCAATTGCGTTGCCATTTTCTCTACCAATATATGCTACATTCTGAGAATTACCAGAACCATTATCATGTATTCTTAGATAAGAGTTAGTATTATTATTGTTACTATCTAATCTAATATTAACATCATTATATGAGTTAATAGACATGTTATCGGAGAATCCACCGGTATTAGAAGTAGATGCGATACCATGATTAGAATATGAATTGTAATTCGCATTCCAGTCAAAGGACATGTATGCTATTCTATGTAAAGATGATGAATATGTACCATACCCCTGTGCATATCCCCTACTACTACTTGAACCAAAGTATGATGTATTGGTAACTGTTGCGTTAAATCTAGAAGTAGAGTTAAAGTTACCATAGTATCCAGTATCGTGGTCATAGTAGATTCCCGCTCTTACTTGGTCTCTTACATAGATACCATAAGATTGAGTACTCATTTGGTCTGTACCATTGTGGTATAATGATAACGAACCATTTCTCCGAGCATACAACATCCACTCATTATCAATATCATTGTAGATACCACATTGGTTGTTATCTGCTGACATGAATACATATCTAGCATTGATTGAGTATCCTTCCCAACCACCTTTACCACTACCATGTGTTTGAACAGTACCATAGTTACCATCTACACCACCTTGACCAGCTCTGAATGTTACTTCGTTGTTATCTCTTAATTCTACATAAGAATCCCGTGCTACTCTTACTGCCCATTGTCCATCAGAATCTAAAATACCAATATTATTAGAATCATCTGCGTAGAAATATCCTCTAATGGTACTTTGGAAACCATCTCTAATTCTAATACCATGCGGGTTACCACTTCTTGCGATTGTCCAATATTCTCCAGATGAATAGAAGTGATTTCCAGAACTTTGGTTATATAAACCTTCGTTTTGGTTGTAGTTTCTGAACCAATCATCAGCGTAGAAGTTCCACGCTCTTGCAACGTTCATACGAGATGTACTATCACCATTCCAATAGTAAGATGTATTGTTTCTATCGTAGATGATATTTGGTCTAATATCGTTGAAGTAGGATACATTATCAAAATGACCATAATAAGAAGTGTTATTCCTATCATAGTAGATGTTTGCCCTCATATCGTTGAAGTACGATGTAGAAGCAGGGTCTGCGTAATATCCTGTATTGTTTTGGTCATAGTAACGAGGAGAGTAAGTTACATCATAGTTGTACATCCAACCATCTACTCTCAAGTTCAAGTTACCACTATCCGAACTCATTCTGAATTCATCAGTACCAGTTCCGATAAAGTCAATACCAGTTCTACTATCCCAATGTGTATTAGTTCTGAATCTTACAGTACCACCACCATATGCAGGCATTACAATAGAAGATGCATTATTGAACCACAACCCACTTCCATTATTTACTCTGTTACCAGAAAGTTGTTCGATATTTGGTTCGTTACCATTGATTTCATATACACCAGGTCCCCACCATTTTAATTGTGAGTTAGCATCGGTTGAGTAGTATAAGTAAGTTCTATGAGTTTGGTTTCTCGTACCAGTGTATCTCATTTTGTAATCAGTAGATGTTGCTATCTTCTGACCTGTATCTAATCTCCAAACACCACCCAAACCACTATTTGAAGTTCGAGGGTGATTGTTTGCGTAAACAAATCCAATTGCCAAACACCAAACTCCTTGTGGGAGTGAACCGATACCAAATGCGTGGAAGTATGGGTTACCATTTGCCGAACCACTCATATTAAGTGTTTCACCACCACTACAACCAAAGTAGTAAGTACCTGAAGTTTGTGAAGATTCTCTCTTCACATATGTTACCCACATATATGATTTGTTACCATCTAAGTTTGATACAGTTTTGTTCCAACCACCATCAGAGTTAGAACCAGCATCATTACCTAATGCTCTCCAAACAATAGCTGGTCTACCCCAAGGGTCATAATCTTGTATGATTGAGTTTTCATATGATGCTCCATTGTTTGAGAATGTTCCACCCAATGCAGCTGCACCATTACCAGTTCCACTTACTACCCAATCTTCAGCGGTTGCTAAGTTAGTAAATGTACCAACGTGGTGGTTACGAGAGTTAATTGCTTTCTGTCCACCTACTCTTAGGTTGTAAGTAACTTCAACATCTTGAGAACTTCTACCAACTGAGAATAACATTGTTGATAAATCTTCATTGTTGTACATTCTGATACCACCATAACCAGGTTGTGCACCCATACGGATACCAGTATGCCATCTTAAATCTAATTTAGAGTAATTACCACCATAGTTTTCTCTATTTGTACCAATGTAGTAGTTACCATCTGCATCAGAGTTACCACCACCAAAATGTAATCTCGTAGATGATACTGAGTTATATGCGTTGTAATCAAATCTACCACCAATAACAACTCTATTGATAAATTCAGCTGCGTACATACGAGAAGTAGAACCACCATGCCAATAATATCCAGTACTTCCTCTATCATAAAGAATGTTTACTCTAACATCGTTCATATACGATGTAGAAGCAAAATCACCATAATAAGAACCATTGTTTCTATCATAGAATCTATCAGCGTAGTGATATCCAACAGTCTCTCCACCATTTGACCGAGTCTTTATCTTCTCAGAACCATCATAGTACATTGATGTTTGTACATTGGTTGTTCTAACTGCCCATTGTCCATCTCTATTTAATAGACCGAAGTTAGCACCAGCCCCATCTGAATAAACATATCCAGCTCTTGTACCACCACCAGTATAGAATTTGATACCACCAGTATTTGCATCACCAAACTTATAGTTTAGGTAAGAATCATTACCTTCATCATAAAATCTAACATTTGCGTTAAAGTGTAATTGGTTTACATAGTTGATATCATAGTTGTTCATATGGAAATGACGATACCAATAAACATATCCATTGTTATTGGTAATGTATCTCATCATTAAGGTATCTGAGTTTGCATTTCTCATATACCAAGAGAAAGTGTATCCACTATCCCAATACCAATGTGCACCATATGAAATAGCATGATAACCACCCTCACCAAAGTATAAGTGAGAATCACCACTATCAGTAGCACCCACATATAACATATCGTTGATGTGAGTTCTATCATCGTTACCATTACCTATTCGGTTTCGGTTACCATTTACATATAAGTTGTTTTGTACAGTAGTTGTACCATTATTTACTTCAAATCTTTCACCACCACCAGTTACAACTCTCCATTGGTCTGCTGCGTGGAATTGGATATAAGTGTTAGTATCTCCATCGTGGTAAATCCGGTCATTTAAGAAGATATCTTCTACATCGTAGATTCTACCATTATCCATATATAAATCAGTACGGATAATAACCGAACCATTTACATCTAATCGTTGTGAAGCAGTTGTGTGTCCAATACCCACATTACCACCACTTGCACCATTGATGTAGGTGTTTTGACCTGAACTATATTGTAGTTGTAATGGCCTTGCTGGCGAATAAACTTGGTCGTAGTTAATCCTTAAACCATTTGTAATACCAGAAGTATTAAACTCAACCCAATCTAATCGAGATGAAGAACCTTGGAATCTAAGGATATCTGCCGGTCCATCATATTCAATTTTAGGTCCACCATATCCATATTGATGGAATTGAATTTGGGGTTTACGAGAGTTTGTACCTGTATTACCACTTTGAATCTGAATTGCAGTTGATGCTACAATGGATGGTTTATGAAATTGTCCACTATCACCAACCCAGTTAGCAGTACCATCATTGTAGTAAGATGAGTAATCGTTAGCGTAGTAATCATATTCATCAGTATATCCACCTTTTGCAAATATCTGTCCATCAACTGCTAAGAGTGAAGCCGCCCGAGCATTACCACTATGCCATTTACCTAATCTCCAACCACTATTTTCATCGTTATTGTTTGATACCGCAAATGTAATACCTCTATCGTAACTAGCATCAGAATACATAGTTGTAATAAGTAAATCATGTGCTCTAGAGGCATCTGCTGCTAAACCTGATGCTTGTGATTTTGTATTTGCTGTACCAGTAAACCAAGTACCATTACCAGCACCAATCCAGAACATTTGATGTCCTTGAAAGTGTAAGTTTGTTTGTGCATTCTGTCCAACTGAATCCCAACTTGATGAAGTACCTAAAATGTGATATTTTCCATCGAAATCTAAAGTACCACTACCATATGCATTTCCACTAATAGTAACACCATCACTTCTAGTTTCAAATTTCATTGAACCATTATGGTATAACTCAACTTCAGCGTTTCTTCTGAAGATTGCCATCCACTCATTATCTACATCATTGTAGATACCAGCAGTACTACTATGGTCAGACATGAATACATATCTACCATTAATTGAGTATCCACCCCAACCACTTCTAGTTGTTCTAGTTTCAACTGTACCATAGTTACCACTTACAGTATCTCTACCAATTCTAAATTCTTCAGTTGTACCATCGGTATAGAACTGAGTACCATAATCATTTTGGTGTCTGATTGCCCAACTTCCACCAGTATCTAAAATACCAATTTGATTAGAACTATTTGCGTAGAAAGAACCTCTTTCGGTACTTCCATTAGTTTTCATTCTAATTCTTATAGAAGATGCTGAATCTCTAGCAGTCCAAGATGCATCTGCATCTGAAACCCAATGTGCTCCAGTTGCTTGGTTATATAAACCTTCACCACTTTGGTTGTTTCTAAACCAACCATTGTTATAAATTTCGTTAAATGTTACACTATCCGTTGTACGAACATATTGGTTCATATTTGCAGCGTATGGATAGTTTGTAGAATCTAAGATTCTTCTCCAACCAGAATAGTTATCGTTATTCCATTGAGTTTTGTATGCTAAATCACCAGTATGTGCTGCGTATAATTGGAATGAATGGTTTGCACCTCTATAACTTATAACACCACCATATGTGTAAACTCCAGTTGGGTGATTTGAGAATCCAGAAGCCAAATTATTGACCTGAATATAGTTCATTTCACCAGCGGAATTTGTCCAATCTTGGAAGTTACCACCACTTACCGAACCACCATATGTGAATATATTGTATGCCCCTACTGAAGTACTTTGTCTATAAAAGTTAGTAGCGTATAAATCTCCAACATTTTGATTTACACCATAAATCGGAGATACTCTCATTGTTACCGTTACCTTCTTAGAAGAAGATGGTTCGGTTGAGTTTGTTATAGATGTTACTCTATTTCTATCATCACCACCAGCATCTCTTACATGAACTGCGAATGAATTCCAATAAGATACTCTTGGCCACCAGAATGCAAGTGTTCCACCATTATCAAACACTTTCATTGTAGTAAATCCAGATTTACCTAAATGTAAACCTGAATGATTAATGATAGTATTGTTGTATAGGTAACCTTGTACTATAAAATCAAATGGTGAATCAGAAGAATAACTTTTACCAGTTGCTTCTAATACAAACGATGCCCCATTTTGAGTATTTGAAGTAATATCAGTTTGTACTAATGTTCCAGATGTAAAATCAGAACCTGAATGTTTTCTTGTAGTAACATAGTTTCCATTCAATAAAAGATTATTACCAGCGATAGTTACAGCACTGTTATTAACTTCTAATCTTTCTGTACCACCAGTTACAACTCTCCATTGGTCTGCTGCGTGGAATTGAATATAAGTATTTGAATCTCCTTCATGAATGATTTGGTCTACACCAACTATATCATTATTGTTCATATCAAGGGTTCCACCTGATATACTAAATCCATTACTTACATAACTTCTTTCCCAAGATGAAATTAATGCTCTTACTGTACCATCATTTCTTCTCAATCTCATATCAGGGTAACCATTACTACCTACCCAGAATCCAGATGAGTTATCATTACCAACACCTTGTGTTACAAATATAAATGACCATGTACTATTTCTTACTTCTCTAAGAGAAATAGCGTTATCATTTATATTATTTAAATCCATATCAATAGCATGGCTATTGATTACTAAATTAGTAGCTAATGTGGTGTTACTATTGTTTACTTCTAATCGTTCACCACCACCAGTTACAACTCTCCATTGGTCTCCAGAGTGGAATTGCATGTAAGTGTTCGTATCACCTTGGCTGTAAATAGCGTTATCTAAGTAAATGTTTTCAACAGTATTTAAATTACCATTTCCTAAGTTTAATCCAGCAAATGTTGGTGAATCGGTTGTACGAACATCTTGATTCATTCTAAACGCATATGGAATATTTCCATCGTGTCCGATTGTTCTCCAAGTTTGATATGCCCCAGCTTGCAATCTTCTAAATCTGAAATCATCTGAGAAGAAACTAATTGCTAATGTTGCACTATAATAAGTTGATGCGTTTCCATGTCCTAATCTCATTCCATACCACCAGTTGGTATCAGGATTAAGAGTTGAGTTATTAAGTGCATTCCAATATTGGAAACTATTTTCTTCAGTTCCAGTATTTGATGTTAATCTTGTTGCTGCATCAATAGAACCATTAATAGTACCATTTACAGTCAATCCATTTAAGTTCGAAGTTCCTGCAGGATTTACATAATAATTATCATCGTCCGAATCATAGTAAATTGGTGCATACATTGCTACACCTGCATCAACTATCTTAGCTGCATCAATCGAACCTAAATAAAGAATCGAACTTGCTGCGTTCTTATCACCATAGAAAGTGAATGTACCACCATGACTCTGTCCTCTGAATGATGGATTACCATCACCAA